TCTTCGGCCTCGTCCAGCCCTTCAACAGCGCGCAGCAAACGCCCGCCCGTCAAGACGTACAGCACGTCTACACCGGCCTTGGCCACTGCTGAGAGGTAGACAGAGTCAGCGTTTCGCTCGCCCTTTTCGTAGCTGCCCTGGGTATTGCGGGTGATGCCTCCCAGTTGCGCAAAGGCTTCTTGATTAAGCCCCAGCCGCGTCCTTTCTTCACGCAGGCGCTCACCCACGGCAACGTCCAGGTTTTCGTTAGATGCACAACTTTTCAAGCTTCCACCCTTTACAGGACAAATTGTTTGGGCATAATGGCGAAAAATTCAACCCGGATGCCCACGAATGGACACTATGCCCGCCCCTCTAACAACGGAGCAAGCCCGAGCAGCACTTGATAGAAGAGGAATCAGCCTCGCCGAGTTCTCTCGCCAGCACGCACTAAACAGCAACTTGGTCAGCGATTTGTTAAATGGACGGAAGAAGGGACGCCGTGGCCAGGCACATCGAGCCGCCGTGTTACTGGGCATCAAGGAAGGCACAATCGATTGATGGGCATACGCTCAACCCCGTTGTTAGCACAGCGCAAGGATGCACTTAGTGAGCACTTACAAACTGGTCTGCCCTCATTGCCATTCCCGAATGCGGATACGCACGAGCGAAGGCACTCACATTTTCCTGCGTGTGGCTTACCTGCAATGCACCAATGAAGCGTGCGGCTGGTCGGTACGCGCTGAATTCGAAATGACCCACGAAATGAGTCCCAGCGGTATGGCCAACCCGACCGTCAAACTCCCCTTAGCTGACACGGCGCTGCGTCGTGAAGCCATGAAACAAGCCAGCGATCAACTTGAACTGCTGCCGAACCAAGGATTGGAGACTGCACCATGAACCCTCCTCAACATTGCGCACAGGATTACCGCACCAGCATGCAAGAAGCGGCTCGGGCGTACCTGCAGCGTCATCGCGCGGAATACCTGGCCGATTCCGACAAGCTCTTTGAAAGCTGTGTACATCATTTGGTAGTGGCCCTTGAAGTGCCAACCAACACCGCCCCAAAACTGGTGCATCTGGCGTGGAGTGAAATCCTGGACAGCCCGCAACCAAGCGCAATGCAAAGCACGCTGTAACCCCGACTCAATAAACCTCACACCTATGCCCCCGATGGGTAGGGGTGAGCTGCGTCCTGAATTTGAGGTGGACCATGGAAACAAACGTCGCCATCACTGCAAAGCTGCCCCGCCAGCAGGCCGAAGCCCTGCTTCAAACGTTGCGCACCCAGTACTCGGCGCAGTTCAACGAGTACTGGTATGACGATCGCTTTCGCCTGATTCCTGAGGGTTTGCGGCACGGCTCCCTGCTTACCGCTTTCCCGGTGATGGCTGCGCAAAAACGCTTGATTGGCGCCCTCAAACACAGCCTCGGCGAAGCGAAGTAAACCCCATGAACATGAAACAGGAACTCCGCGCCGACATCCTGCAGCGGCTCCAGTCCGACTACGGCCTCAAACACAAGGCCGGTAAATACATGCGCGAAGGCGAATGTCCGGCATGCAGGAAGAAAGAGCTGTACGCGTTCCACGATGCCCCGTGGATCATCCGTTGCGGCCGGGGCAAGTGCGGCCAGACCTGGCATGTGAAGGAAATTTACGAAGACCTGTTCGACGATTGGAGCAAGCGCGCGCCCTCCTCCGACCAATTCCCTACCGCGACGGCACGGGCCTACCTGGAGTTCGCTCGCGGCTTCCGCCTCGATTTGATTCAAGGCTGGTTCACCCAGGACACGTATTTCTCCGACACATTGAATGCTGGCAGCGCGACGGTGCGTTTCGTCTTGGACAAAGGCGGTTACTGGGAGCGGCTGATCGATCGACCGCACCGCTTCGGCAAGATGAAAGCACGGTTCAAACCGGGTGATAGTCCGCGTGGCGTGTGGTGGTGCCCGCCCTGTGTCGAATTGCTGGACGTCAAAGAACTGTGGATCGTCGAAGGTATCTTCGATGCCATCGCCCTGGTGCATAACGACATTGCCGCGGTATCGGCGATGTCGTCCGGCGCCTACCCCGAGGAATCGTTGAAAGAGCTGTCACGACAACGCGGCGGCAAGTTACCCAAACTGGTGTGGGCGCTGGACAACGAACCCGGCGCACACAAATACACCAAGCGCTGGGTGCGTCAGGCCCGAGCCTTGGGCTATGAATGCGAAGCCGCGCAAATTCCTCAACCGGAGAGTCGCAAGGTTGATTGGAATGACCTGCACCAGCGTTGGACCTTCATCGATGAAGAAACCCTGCGCGCCGAGCAGATCAAAAAAGACCTGGCCACCGCCCGCTACCATGGCTCCCTGCTGATCGCTGAAAGCGCATCAGAGAAAGGCGTTCTGATGTACGACTGGCGCGAGCGCCATGAATTTCACTTTGGCTTCGATAGCCGCTTGTACTGGTTCAAGATGGACCTGGAGAAGTTCAGCAAGGCCATGCTGACACTTGAGAATTCCGACCGGCACGAAGACCAGCTACTCAATGAAGTGCAACGCCGTCAAAAGGCTTTGAGGCAATGCGGCGGCGTAACGGAAATTGCCAACTGTTATCCGCAGGCGCTGTATTTCCAACGCAATGAAGTGACCGACGAATCCTGGTACTACTTCCGCGTTGATTTCCCCCACGACAGCGGTAGCGTGAAGAACACCTTCACCGGCGGCCAGGTTGCTGCCGCCAGCGAGTTCAAGAAACGCCTGCTCAGCATGGCCGCTGGCGCGGTGTTCACTGGGAGCGGCAAACAGCTCGACAAGATCATGAAAGATCAGCTCTTCGGCCTGAAAACCGTAGAGACCATTGATTTCGTCGGCTACAGCAAACAGCACCGCTGTTACGTATTCGGCGACCTCGCGGTGCGCAACAGCATCATCAGCGTGGTCAACAAAGAAGACTTTTTCGAGTTCGACAAGCTGCGGCTCAAAACGCTGCAGAAGTCGATTGCCATACACATTCAGCGCGACAGCAAGCAATACCGTTCCGACTGGTTGCCGATGCTGTGGCTGTGCTTTGGTGCCAAGGGCATAGTCGCCCTAGCGTTCTGGTTCGGTTCGCTGTTCGCCGAGCAAATCCGGGCGCAGTACAAATCCTTTCCCTTCCATGAACTCACGGGCGAAGCCGGCGCGGGTAAAACCACCCTACTGACCTTCTTATGGAAACTGCTGGGCCGTGAACACGAAGGTTTTGACCCGTCGAAATCAACCCGAGCCGGCCGTCAGCGGGCCATGGGCCAAGTCTCAAATATGCCGGTCGTATTTATCGAAGGCGATCGGAACGAGCCGGACAAGGTCCACGCGAAGAGCTTCGATTGGGACGAGCTAAAAGATTTCTTCGGCGGAGGCACACTCGGTACCAAAGGCATGAAAACCAGCGGTAACGAGACTTATGAACCGCCGTTTCGAGGGACCGTTGCGATCAGCCAGAACGCGGATGTCAGTGCGTCCGAGGCGATCCTGACGCGGATTATCAAGTCGCACTTTACACGCCCGGAAGTGACCACTGAGAGCCGTGCAGCCGCTGACAATTTGAACCTGATTCCGGTTGAGCAACTGAGCCACTTCCTGCTGATGGCTGTGCGCGCAGAATCTCAGGTCATGGCGAAGTTCGCCGAGCGTGTGTTGGTGCATGAGCAGCGCCTTCGCAATATCAAAGAAATCCGCGTTGAGCGGATCATCAAAAATCACAGCCAGATGATGGCCTTGGTCGATTGCCTGTGCCTGGTCTGCCCGCTGGACGAAAACCAGGTGGTCACGACTCACCAGCAACTGACCACCATGGCCTTGGAGCGTCAATCCGCGATCAGCGCTGACCATCCGTTGGTGGCTGAATTCTGGGAGGTCTTCGACTACCTGGAAAGCCTGGGTGAAGGGCCTCAGGTCAATCACAGCAACGACCCACAACTAATAGCGATCAATCTGAATGAATTCGCCGAGCTGGCCAGCGAACATCGGCAGAGCCTGGCCGACCTGAAAACGCTCAGGTCGCTGCTGACCAACAGCCGCAGCCGTAAATGGCTTGAGAGCAACAAAGCGACGTACAGCGCCGTGCGCGCTTGGCAGGTCGCCAAAAACCCGCTGATGAGCCGCTCGATGACGGTGAAGTGCTGGGTGTTTAAGGCATAACGATAGGATGCAAGGAGCAACCCCATGAAAAACAACGCGACACGTTCAACAGGCCTCAATGAAGTGGCCGACATCCTCCCCAGCGACAAATACCGAATCTACGTCAGCTCTGGCGCCTGGTTTCGTCAGGACTTGCTGTATCCCATCTTTGGGCTCAGCACTGAGGCTGTGCGCAAGTACCGCTCCAAAGGCATTTGGCTTGAGGGCAAACACTGGCGCTGGGACCCGGCCAATGTGATCGTCTACAACCGCTTGGCGATTGAACGGTGGATGGAGGGCCGGCCATGACCGACAAATTGCCGACCGGCGTTGAGATGAATGGCAAGCAGCTGCGGATCTGGTTCATCTTAAATGGCCAGCGATGCCGCGAACCACTGGATCGCATCGCCAAAGTCAATAAGGCCTCAATT